GGCCAACTATCTAGGTCTGGCTGTAGCCATCGAGCATCACTCAACGCAATCCTTGTGTCCTGCTCAAACAACTCCGTAACCCGCTCTTCACTGACCTTCTCGCCGACCGGCCAAGTAAATTCAGGATCATCTTTTACAATCAAATGCCCCACACCAGTTGTACGTTTACCAAGATGGTCGAGGTAGACATCATGCCGCACCCCCTCGTCAGCCTCAAGCAGTTGTCTTAATTCATCGAGCATTGTTTGCCCCCTTAGTTGTCGGCGCAACAGCCTTCTCATAATACACAATAATCTGCTTCTGCTGATGCAGAAACCGTTTCAGCTCGGCCATGTTAAGCGCAAGCGTCTCATAATCCCGCACGCTGATCGCGTAGAAAAGGAGGTCACCGTTTTCTTTCGTGAACCGCTTTTTAAATGCTGCGAGCGTGTCTTCCGTGACCACATAGAAATGCAAGTCCGACAGCTTTACAGGTCGAGGTCGGTTCTGCGTTGGTATATTGCGCTCGACCTCGACCGTCTTGATCTCGACCGGCAGAACGTCTTTGAAACTGCTACACCCGCTACTTAGCAGGAGCAGGAGAAGGAGCGCCGGACAGAGCCTCCAGAGACCTGAAAAGTTTCTTCGTACCATTGTTGATCTTCTTTTCTACCAAGACGGGCTTCTTCATTGACAGCCTTGCGAGGTCATGCTTGCGGAGTTTACCGATAAGGACATCCTTGTAGACGTTGGCCTTTTCAAGCTTGGTCTGCAACTCTTTGTTTAATTCCGCAAATCTCTCGCGATCCTCAATCATAGCGTGGATCGTATCATCTTGCAGTTGCTTTGCCACCTCCAGCTTGGCCGTGTTCTCGGTCAGTATCTGGATGCGATGCTGGGTATCCTTGTAGTAGTAGTAAGCCCCATAAGCTGCACCGCCCACGAAACCCACTACTACAATAAGAATATATAACTTGAGCATCAAAGGTAGCCCTTCTCCCTTAACACAAACGCAATTGCGGCAGCAACAACAGCGACCATAATCACAATAGGCTGGTCGATCAGGACGCCGATACCCACGCCCCCAACAGCAATCGCCGCATAGCTTGAAGGTTCTTTCATTCGATCTTGAATCCAATACAACATTTAGACTCTCCTATTTTTTAGACATCCATACGGAAACACTCATATACGCACCCACCAGTCCCGCACCTGATAGATAGAATAGATTTGAAACGTCACTCATCGCTTTGATCCTGTCGACGGGGAGCGCGAACATGACTGCCGTGAAGACCCCCATAGCTGCTAGAACGCACCAAGCCATATGACGTTGTGCGTCCCCCTTTTCTGCGGCTTCGACAGCCGCCAGCGCGGCCAATTCCGAATCGCTGACAACTCCGTCACCGTCCAAGTCCAAGCCAGCGTGCTTTGAATCTTGCTCTAGTTTTTTCTGTGTCATAGTATCATCGCTTGAGTTACTTACGCCGAATTGGCTTGGGCTTGGGCTTGGGTTTGGGTTTGGGCTTTCCGTAGGCGTTCATTGCTTTTGTCCTCTGTTGTGTTTAATTGCTCGTGGATAGTCACTTGGTTAGCAAGGGGTTATTGAGGGCGTCTCGCAGCTTCCTATCTAGCCTTTTCTCGAAAACGCTCAATTTTGAGTCTATACCATTTATCTTTCCATCAAAACGCTCATTTGCGCTGGCGATTATCCCACGCAGGGAGCGCTCGCTTTGCCGCATAGCTGCGCGGGTCTCCGCATCGAGAGCGCGGGAGCGCTTATCAACAGCAGAGATGGCGTTTTCGAGGGACGCCGCATCAGATCGCGTATCTTGCCGCGTGTCCCGCACAATCTCTTGCACCTCAAGTACCCGATTGCGGACAGAAGCCATCTCATCGTTCACGGCCTCCATTGTCTTGCTCATCACTGCCAGCTTCTTATCAAAGCCTGACAGGTCAGGGGCCGTGTAAGATGCAATCTTTTCCTTCATGTCAGTATAGTCCTTATAGACCTCAAAGCCGCCATACAGCCCACCGACAAGCGTGGACAATGCCATGATGATGGCGACCATTTTGCCGCCCTTGAACTTCACACCGCCAAACTCAACTTCAGCCATCTATTTTCTCCACTGACTCTCAGCCAAGGCGTTATGAAGACCATTGCTCGCACCGAATACGCGGTAGTTGGTCATCTTATCAACCATACTGGGACCGTCTGGGACGGAGGCGTTCGAGAAGAATCCTTGTGTGTCCTCAATAACAACGCTTGTTGCAATCTTTCCTGCCAGCATATTCATCACGACCATCGTCGTGGCCTGACCAGCGGCGCTGTATCGTTGGGATGGGGCTATTTTCTTCACCAAGCGCTCGGCAGCAGCTTTTTGTTTTTCTTGTTTAGTCTCAGGTTTAGTTTCTGCTGCGGGCGCGGCCTGTTGTGGCTCTGGCTCTGGCTCTGGATCGGCAGTCTCTTGCGGTTCTGGGGCAGCTTCCGGCTCGGCCTCGGTCTGCTGCTCGGTCGGCGTTGTTTCTTGTTGTGTTTCGGGTTGCGCCTCCATTTCCGTTTCGATGGCTGCTTCGACCTGTGCCTCTTGCTGTTGCTGTTGCTCTTGCGCTTCGGGTTGTGTCGTCTGGATTTGAGCAACGACTGGCGGAGGAGGCGGCGCGGCTGGTTCAGAATACGCAGCCGCGACAGTCTCCACAGGTTGCGGTGTAGAAGTTGCCGGCGCGGGGGCTGCTATCTCCGTTGTCGAAGGCGGTGGGATAAAAGCGATCTGGGAATCCATTTGAGCAATCTGCTCCAACACTTGTTGCTCGACTACATCTTGATGTGTAAACGTAACTCTAGGCGCTGAAAATTGGGGACCGAAAGCTCCAGAGTGAAACCCGGCATCTATACCGAACAGTTCAAGCTCCCCCGTTAATAAAGTATGACTATTGGGCGGGATTTCATCGGAAAATGAAAATGTTCGTGTGCCGCTGAAATCTAACTCGATCTCCCGTTCAAACTTCTGAACCACGGTATTTGTTGTATCAAACAGCGCGACTGTGGTTCTAAAGACGTCTCGACAGTCGCCGAACTGCGTGAGGCTACCGCAGGTAACTAGGGTTGCATTGGATGGATGGCTGTTGACGGCTACAGAATGATTGAGAGTAAATCCGCGCTGAATCTCGGCCTGTGTTAAGGGTACTCCAAAGTCAGACGTATAGGTGCCTCCACCGTTGCTCGCGTTTCCCGTGCAGAATTCCCCGGCTGAACACCCGGACCCGGTTTGTGTGCTACCGCTCGCTATAAACGCGGACATATCCGGTGACACGTTTACAGTCGTCACCTCCTCCGCCATTGCAGGGCTTACAAAAAGAGCGAGTGCAAAAAGCCAGCGCATCAGTCAGTGCCGTAGTCTTCTGGTTCCGGTTCCGGCTCTTTCTCATCGGAACGGATGATCGCACTATCGGGCGAGCGGTCGGGGTTTGCAAGCCACAGTTCTTTTGCAGCAGCTCCGATACTTCCCATATACGGGCAAGGCGATCCAGCCATCCAAAGCGCGTTCCACACACGCACGTCCTGACATAAAAGAGAGATTCCGGCAACCTTTAAGCCCATACCGAAAACAGCACGAGAGAGCTTTATTCTTTCACATGTGGTGTCGATTGTTGTAAGGCCGCCGCTAATGCCGAAGAGGCTTGTTTGGACCGCGCCGCTCATTCCGACCTGACATATATCGCTATTGTTCACAACGATGGAGGGGGATGAGGCTGTAGGCGGGGCTTTATCGACCACTGTAGATGAGCTTACGGTGGCACTTGTTACTGTATCGACCGCGTAACTTGGTTGCACCCAAGACACAACCGCTAGCACTAGCGTTGCCCACAGGGTCAGGCGGTTCATTTTATCTTCTCAAGGATTCGGTCTAGCTTCTGGCTTTGATTTTCCTGCACACCCTCGATACGGCTCTGGAGACGGTGCAGGTTCTCGATCTTCTCAAGGATCACCTTCTGAGTGGACGTAAGACCATTAATATTCTCAGCCTGAGTGTTTGCTTTATCTTGGGCCTTGGCTAACTCAAAGCCGACTCTTCGATTGCTTTCCGACTGCTCGCCGTAAGCATACGCACCGCCTACAACAGCGACCAATACCGTGAAAGTAAACGGCAGCCACGACATGGTGGTAATCTTTTTGGAGGTGGTTCCTTTACAACCCGTCACTACGCCCACGCCTTCACGATGAGTTTCCATTTGGTGAAATCTATTGTCGCGGCATTGAATGAGGCGTAGCCAATTATACCAACCGCCACACCTGTGATAACGCGGACGTTTGTGGCCTCCCACATAACAATGGCCCCGTTCTCTGCCGACGCTCCATCAACAAGCGTTAGAGGAAGCTGTACAATATCATTGGCTGCGTATCCAGCGTCGGTGCTGGTACACTTCAGGCTGACCTGAACGAGCGATGGAACAGCACCAAGGCTGTGGGCGAATGTGTGAACTGTGTCGGCGGTTATCGCGGTTTCGGCGCTGGTGTATTGGGGAGCGAAAGAAGAAGAGGTCCGCCAGCACTCATACCAATCTGCGCCATCCCGAATGAGACACAGACGTTCATTTCCCGACATCACAAAGTCGGTATTGTCGATAAGATGAATCTGACCAGCCGCGCCACCGGCATCGTTTATGGTGATGGTATCGCCGGTATCCACTGACAGGATGATGACGGTGTCGTCAGAAAGGCTCGTCGTGACGATCTGATCTAATATATCCGCTGTTCCGCTTTGCGCTGCTAGGACAATGTTTGAACGTGTCGGGGTAACGGCACCGGACGAGATGGTGAATATCTTCTCGGTCAGAGCAATCGTCCCACCTAACACGTTCTCTGTGTCGTCGGTCTTCTCTACATACGCCTTGGAGAGGACGCCGGGTGTCGCTTTAGTCAGTGCCATCTTTTAACTCCTACGCTCGCGCATTGCGTTGCGAGCAGCAACTTTATCGTTTCCATAACAAGTCCTTATGCACATTCGTAAAAGGTTATCTCGGCACAAATCGTCGTCCCGGCACCATCAGCAAATTCTATTCGGTGATAACGGTACGCCGTCGTTGCATCGTCTAAAGGGTCAAGCGTCAGTTTGGTGCTCGCCACAACATTAGCAGCCACACTCTCTGTGTGCAGCGTGACATTGCTGCTTGAGAAGTTGTCAGTGGAGCCCTGTAGTTTAACCTCTAGCGTTGCGGGTTCTGAGCTATCAAGCCCATTGTCGCTGCAAGACCATATTTCGACCTTGTCGATCAGCTTTGTCACCCCGGAACCCCAGTCTACACCTGCTGTGCCTACTCCAGATGATAGTGCTGCGCTGTTGGCCGTGTCTTGGGCGGTAATCCCGTCGAACGCCTTTGCCAAACCGCCTTGCTGCGTCATATTACCAATCAATGTTTCGCCGCTGACAACAACAATTGTGTTAGGTGTACACGCGACACCGGCAGCGCCAGAACCAAAACCAGAGAGGTTGGTTGTCTGGAACACTAAACCTTGCTCCTCAACACGGCCCGAAACTCGTCGTCTGTGGTGGGGTCCAGACCCTCAAGTTTACGAACTCGGTTCTCTTGGTCAAACATAATCTTATATTGTACGCTTTCGGTTTGGGGTATTCGTAAATCCTTGTCTACATTAATCTCGTCTGAGGTCTTATCGCGCACCGTCCATGTTCTGGTGACTTTCGTAGCCGTAACCACTTCTGTCGGCCCCTCCAGTACCTCGGTCTGGCCGTCATAGCTAGGCTTGACAACAACTAACGGCAGCCATTCCCAATCCTTGGCCACATTAGCTGGAGGTGGAGAACCAGATCGAAACTGTGTGTCATCTTTCTCCTCTAGCTGCGCTTTGGTTGAGGAGACTATGCGGATGTAGCTAGTCATTTTATGTGTCAACCCCCGTGTCTATTGTGTAATGGATTTTGATGCCGTGGAGTCGAGCGGCCTCTGCTAGAGTGTCAGCGGAGATGTCCCGCATGATCTCGAACATGACATAATCTTCAGCGGCTGGTGAATTGCCAACCGTCACGGACACCTCTTCCGAAATCATTATATCGTCGGCTGTCGTGCTGTTGGTATCAGCAGCAGCCACAGTCGGTGCGGCGAAAGCCGTGGTCAGAACCTCGTTGTCACCCAGAGATATGGCCGAAGCGCCCCACGCCACAGTGTTGGCGTTGGTGCCGGTCGCTGACCAAACGAACTGAAGAACCAACGCCCCTGCGTCCCATGACTTGGGCATCTGAATACCGAAGTAGCAGTAAAGATCGGAGCCGTCCGCGAAGTCCATTGTTCGAGCTGCAAACAGGCTTGTGCCTATTTCCACCACGTTGGATACAGCAGGGGCCGTTGATGCGGCGGGTTCCATAGCGCCCGCAGGCATCCAGATCGTTTGTTGACCTATTGTGCCGCCTTTAGTGCCTAGAAGATTGCCAGTCGAACTTGAGAAGGCAGTAAGTGCCACAGGATCGGTCGTGCCATCGCCGACAACAATCGCGCCGTCGCCGAGGACAGCCATTGGTGTTATCGCTCCTGTACCCGACCCAAGTAGTATACCGCCATCAGTGAGCGTGGCCGCTCCTGTTCCGCCCAAGCTAACTGGCCTAACTGCGTTAGGGAAAGGTTTAAATAAGAACGTGGATGTTGTGAGTGCATACACCAGTGCGAGATCGTTCGCAGCGGCTTGGAAATTCGCGTTCCCGTCCACAGTGATGGTAGCGCTATCGACGACTGATGCTGCGTCGTCGAAGATCACCCACATGAAATCACCAGCTTGCTTCGGCGTTCCGAAATCGGTAATCGCATTAGTGCCGGTTATGTGAACGGTATTGCCGTCGTAGTTGGCCCAGATGTCAGTATCGCCCGCGACCGATGCGATGTTGGCACCCTGACTAAAGCTGGCGAACTTACTGTTCGTGTCTAGGAAACCACCCAGTTGCGGTGTGGTGTCGCCCACCACGCTTGCCAGCCCGGACCCTGCCGAACCTGTTGCGCTGAACCAGACATGAACGGCGTCGGCATCAGTAAAGTTAGAAGCGTTACCGGCGACATGTGTGACTGCTATCTTCGAGTAGGTCGATGCGGAGGTTACGGATGTGCCTTGGTTAATAGTGAAGATGTGGAAAAACGTCGGGGCGCTGTCTTTCGTAATAATAATTGTGCCTTGGTTACCGGCGTTGGTCGTGGAATCATCCCACGTATCGACAAAAGTGTTGATGTTGGTTGCGGCGGCAGTAACATCGTCCATGTACAACACAGTCGCGGAGGCAGGAGTGCTATTGTTGAGCCACACCTTACCCGCACCTTGATCGGTATCGGTCGTCGTGGTCTCGAACGTCATGTCCAAACCGAATGACGGACCCACCGCGCCCGTAGCGCCAGTAGAACCAGTGGGGCCGGTGGCTCCGGTGGCTCCGGTCGGTCCTGCCTCTGTCGAAGCCTGACCGTGGGTCACCTCGATATTCGCGGTCCCGCTCGGCGGTGCGGTTGAAAATGTCAAGGTGGTGCCGGAAAGGCTGTAAGTTGCCTTGTGCTGTACTACTCCGTCAATTGTGACGAGGGTGTTACCCTCATTAACTGGATCGGAAGATAGTGTGAAGGAGGTCTGGGAGCCGGTGCCGTTGAATGTGTCAACCGTCATGTTCTTGAACACGACCGCACTGCTTAAAGCCGCTGGATCGAGCATCGTGAACCCGTCACTGGTCGAGTTAACCGTCAATAGATGGTTTGCCGTGATGGGTCCGAGCACCCCGCTACCGGTGTTTGACGCGGGCAGCTTCAACGAACGTCCGAGACCCTCGTCGAGTTGCTGCGTCAACATCGTCAGGATGTCGAACTGCTTCTCAGTGTTGTCAGACGGCATCGGATCGTTCTCGACAAGGTCTAACCCCTGTGTGAACTGCTCGATGCGTTGGATGACCAGCGTTTCACCGGTTGCGGGAGCTGTGACCATTGTCACCGTACCACCCGCTGTATTGCCAGCACCCGCGACGGTATAGTTCGTGGTGATCGTCTGGGTGGTCTCGACGCCAGTGCTATCGACCACCAGTGTCACCACCAGATCATCGTTGGCGAAGAACAGATACGGGAACGAGAACGCGGTGGTGGACCCGTTACCAGCGTCGGAGGTCTTGTTAACTGATGTACTGAGCGTCATGGTCTATCCTCGTTTAAACGGAGTGTATCACTCTCCCTCACCCGCGTCTTCATTGAAAGCGTCAGGTGTGGGTTGTGGGGGTGGGGGCGGGGCGAAGGAATGACTTGTTGCCCGTCTCTCGTCATCAGACTGCAAATCCGTCTCGACCTTCTCGGTAGCCGCTAAATAACCACCTTGGTACAAGTAGGCGTGCAACCACCGGGCCTGGGTGAATTGTTCCGGTACGGACTTTGGCTTGCGAAGCAGCATCGCCATAAACTGAGGGTCAATCGCGGCCTGAATGAATATCTGTGTCAAGTTCTCATTCGGCACTTTATCCATCACGCTCTTGGCAAACTTCGAACCCGCTGACGCGATAATCAAAGCGCCGCTGCTGCCGCTGCCCCCTGTGAGGAAATTTATCTTCGACGCCACTTTGACACCGGCTAACCTGGTCATCATCTCAGAAAAGTGACCTGTCGCGCCTGTTGTGATATCGGTCGCCCCCTCTGTGGTCTCTTTACCAACCTTGAGTATGTTATCAGCCTCGTCGAGAAGTTTGGTGAGGTTCTTCACACCTTGTTCATCAAGCACCCCCTGTTTCATCATCACATCCACAAGGGATGGTCGCCCTGGTTGCATCCCGGTGAACAACACGCGGCGCAAGCGCTGGTAGTTGATAAAACCGGTGGCCTCGTCTGTAGCATCGACCATCGCGTGCGCGTATACCGACGCTTGCAGACCTTCGACAGCTTCGGTACCCCCTCGTTTTGCCAGTTTTGCTAGCGCCGTTAGACCCCGAACAGGGGTGTCGCTACGCATCGCCTGTTTGACCGCGTCTATCGAATGCTCACCCCTCAATTTCTCGAAGGCGGCGTGCCGCTCTAAGACTCGTGTGAATTTGACGTTACGTCTGGCAACATCGGCTAACTTCAATGCCGATGTCTTAGCCGCTTCTAAGTCCGCCGCGATCTCGGGGAAACGCTCCAGAAGTTTAGCGTGTTTTTGGGTGAAGGTCTTCAGCTTGGCAACACTGGGTAGCCCCGTGTCCGCGTCTATAACATCCGAAGCGGCTAACCGGAGTAAGCGGTTCTGGACTTCCTCCATACCCGTAGCAAGCGCCTCGACGTTCTCCGTATCGGCCACATTCTTGTTAAGTAGGAACCGTGAGGCACTCTCCAGTTCGTCGAACCGGAGTGCCGCCGCATCACCCCCCGCCGCCAGCGCCTTCTGCATCATCAACTCTGGGGGTGTCCTATCCGCGCCGCTGGGGCCGCGCGACATGGCCTTCCCTGCAAAGGTGCGGCTGAACGCATCATTCAACTCACGCGAAAAAGCGGAGGCCCGTTGCCAAGCGTCATTACCAACCCCTGGCACCCCGACCTTAAAAGCGTTGTCGAGATCATCA